TTATCAATATAAGATTTATATTCATCTAAATCTCTTATTGTTACAACATCATCTTTATATTTACCTAAAATCTTATTGACGTCTTGTTCAATAAGTTCCATTTTTTCTTCTACAGAAACACTTTTAGATTTAAGTTTCTTTTCTAAAGAGACTTCTTTTACTACTTTCTTTGCTTTAGATTTATTAATAATCTTTTTTAAATCTTCTTCTTTTATAGTAAACTCTTCACCCCAAAGTGACAATTGCTCCATACAAAGATCTCCTTTTACTTATACATTATAATAAATAAAACTATTAATGTAAACTAAAAGAGGTATTTCTACCTCTCTTAGTATTTAACTGGAGTTCTTGTCATTCCACTTTGAGTTGTATATGTTGGTCTTTCTACTCCCATTTTAGGTGGAGTGTATTCAGTCTGTGGTGTAAATGTTGTTTTAGCTGTTACTTCTGGTTCAGCTTTTACACCTACAGTCGGAGGTACTTCAAGTCCCATTTCAACTGCCATAGCCTGTAATTCTAACTCATTCCTATCAATAATTGCTGTACCTAAAGGTGAATAATTTTCAAATGCTGAAAAATCTTTTGGATACAATTGTTCATTATAAATAGTTGGATTGCTAAACATAATTGAATATGATGTCTGCATGTCACCTCTTGCACCTGATCTCTTTACCTTGAATACATTGTCTTTCAATGGTCCATATTCAGCAAATAAGTTAGCTAAAATCTGCATGTAACTTACTGGTCTTTCCCAAATTCTAGCTTGAGGTATAATATTTCCATTCTCATCCCTAGTATATTCAATTAAACGGATATAAAACCTCTGTTGTAACTGAACACCTGCTGCACATAATGGACAAGAATGAACACCTAAACGTAAATCATTAATACAATTTACTTTTCTAAACTTACCATCAATTGTTACAGGATGAACTGTAAATACTTCAAACTCATCAGGTGAATTATAAGCAAATCTTACAACTGCTTCATCACCATCATCTCTAAGGGAGAAAAAACCGACTCGAGGGCCCTGAGTCTGACGCTGTTCCTGCCTCTGTTCTCTTTCGGATTGCATTTTGAGAAATTCTTCTCTACTCATGTACGCCATAAATTTATAACATCTCCTTTATACTAACATTATATAATTCTTTTTGCATTTTGTAAACTAATTTCGAATTCATCTTTACTAAGATCATTTAGATCTTGTCCTCTATTAAACTCAATCTTATCAATAAAAACATCTTTTCTTGCCATACTAATGAATCTATTTGCACCTTTATCTCCTGCATCATCTCCATCATATGCTAATATCCAATGTCTTACTCCTGTATTATTGAGTTCATTCATTTGTTCTTTTGTTGTACCTGCTCCTATCAATGCTATTGCTGGATGACCATAACTCCATGATGTTAATGCATTAATTTGAGATTCACATACAACAACTTCTCTACAATTATCTTTTATTATTTCACTTAATCCAAAAATATTACTTTTATCAGCTTTACCGTCAATCATAAACATCTTACTATTAACACTTCTTCTCGTAAGATATTTTAATTTTCCATATCTATCTCTTACAGGAAAAACTATACATTGAGATTTTGGATCATATTTAATTTTAAATTTTTCAATAATATCATTACTTATTTTTCTTTGAGTCATATATGGATGATACGATTCAAATGTATCTAATATCGACTCATCAATATTATCAATTTTTTCATGATGAAGTTTTATCTTTTCAAGATTAAATTCTTTCTTTACATAATCTGTTCCATAATTACTAAGTAACCAATTTTCTCCATACTCCTCATCTCTATTAAAACATTCACCGACAAATTTACTAAATGATCCCTTAAATCCACAAGTAAAACAATGACACATTCCTAATGGAACTTCTTCATTTTGTATGTTAATAAAACATGATGGATGTTTTTCTTGTCCTCCATTATGTGATGGACATGTAACAGCTATACCAGTTCCACTAACTCTTATATGAGATAACTTACCATTTTTACATGATTTTTGTATGTCATATAAAATGTCTATAATATCTTTACCTATTACTCTATCTTTTACTACTAATTGTTCCATAATTAAAACGGTAATTCATCTGATTCTACTTCATAATTCCTTGGAGTAAATGTTCCAGTCTGCTCTTCTTCAGTTTTAATCTCTTCAAGTTCTCCTTCTTCTTGAATATATTCAAACTTTCCAGTATCAAGATCAATAGAATAGTTTAACGTCTTTCCTGTTCCACCATCTCTTGCTTTAATAATATGTAAAGTCATAATACCATCTTTCTGACTTACACCTAAAATAGTTGTACTATCCTGACCAATTCTATCTGATTGACCAATATGTTCAGTTCCTGCAAAACTATTATCTTCAACAGATGTTCTGTTCTGCTGCGTTACAGTTATAATCGGAATATGTTTTCTTACCTGTAACATTTTGATATCTTTTGAAATATTTGCTGCTTTTTCAAAAGATGTTCTTGCTTTGTTTCTATCAGTTAACAATGTTTGTTGGTCTACATACAATACATCTAAATTATATTTCTCAACAAAACTTGTTAATGTATCTACAGTTGGATCTTCATTAATCATATCAGGAGTCAACACATAAATCTTACCTTTATGATTATTCTTTAAATTATCCAAATAATTTTTATACTGAACACCAACATCAACATTACCTCTAATAATCTTTGTATTTGAGATATGTGACATTAATGTATCCATTCTAAAACTGACTTTATTTAACTCAATTTCACCTGAATATAATCCTACTGTCAATCCTCTATTTGCTGCAGCAACAATTGATTTTAATAAACACCATGACTTACCTTGACCAGATCTTGCAATAATAGTTGCATATTCATTCTTTCTATCCCAACCACCAAGAATTTGATCTAATTCTTTAAATCCTGTTGTAACATAATAATTCGTTAAATTAGAACACTTATCCAAATATTCATCATATCTTGAAGTATCACTTAAAATATCTACTGCATCTAAATGTTTACTTTCAGAAGCTTTATCAGCTGATTTAGATAACAAATCCATCGCAGCATCAGTGTCACCTTTAATTAATAAATCTCTAATCTTATTAAAAGTGTCTGCTAAGAAATTTTCATTCTTTCCTTTATATAACTCATCAATTAAATAATCAACAGATTCATTAACTTGTAAAACTTCAAAATCAGGAAATGACTTGATAAATGTTTCTAAATCCGGTACTTGATTATATGTCTTATAATGATTATAAATAAAATTAAATTCATTTCGAAAGTTTGGAAAATAATCTACAGTTAAACCATTATCTAAAATAATACTAATACTTTTTGTCGCTAATATTAAATTAAGAATCTGTAACTGTACTAACATTTATATTCACCTACATTTCTATTATCACCATCTTTAATTTCTTTAATCGTAGAATACTTAACAATTCTACTATAAAGTCTTTCATCTAAAACTTGTTTAAGCTGCTTTGGCATGAGATTTGATGTAAAAATACAACTCTTCATATTGTTTGTTCTCTCATCAATCCAATAATACAAATTACCCATATCGAACTGACTGATATCCTTAACACCTAAATCATCAAATACTACCAACTTCGCTGATAAAATCTTTCTTTCTGTATCAATAACTTTACTATGCAATTCAGGATCGCTAATTGCTAATTTCTTTTCATTTAAAAAGTTTGTTACATTAATAAATAAAATTGGACAATTATTTTTAAATTTTATATTTCCAACTTCTAAAACATACTCTTTCAATAATTTAATTGCTCAAGTAGTTTTTCCATTTCCAACATTATTTGAACATATCAAAAGATTTTCACCTTTATCTACAAACTCTACAATATTATCTCTAATATCATTTAATTCTCTAAATGTTTGTTCATCTACTTTTGCTGGAATTAATGATATCTGTCTTAAATATCTTTTCGGTATTAAAGAATTGTTTAAATAAGTTTCTACTAATGACATAGATCTCCTTTCAGGATTAATAATAAACATTAACAAAGAGATTGTAAACTAAAATACTAAATTTGACCTTTCTTCTAATTTTTCTGCTGATTTAGGTTTAGAATCAATAAATCCCTCTGAAGTCTCCATCATCCAAGCTTGATGTAAATATTCTTCCATCTTATTACCAAATAATGTACTAGGCCTTAAATAAATACTACTTAACTGACCAGTCGAAAACATGACAGGATGTTCACCCCATTCATGCCATTTAAAATCTATTACAGTATAAAAATCTTGAATTTGATATCCTTCATTTAAACGAGCCTTAATGATACGCTTTGCACCAGCTGATGATGATCTAAATTTACTACCACATTTTTTATTAAAATAATTGATAATAAGATCTACTTTTTCTTGTAATTCTTTATCTTTATTATATTTATTATCTATTTTATTATTAATATCTATATTATTCTGTAAATTTTGTTTACTTACTTCATGTAAACTTTGTTTACTTTCATCTGTAACTTTGTTTACATTGATTCTGTACTTATTATTAGGTTTACAATCTTCTTTAATAATAAGTCCATCATTCATTAACTGCTTAATTGCTTTAATTACTCCTTGTCTTGTACCATTTGTCCATCCTTGCAAATACTCTAAACTACCATTATAACAGCTACTTCCATCTTGACAAAATCCATAAATAATTGCATAAATAATCAAAGGAATACCTTTTAACTTTAATTTACTAAGCATCCATCCTTGAATATTTACATAATTCTCTTCTTTAATTTCCATTGAAGAGTCCTTCCTTCCTAATATAAAATAATAAAGATTTTAATTTCATTTTTAACATTTTTGAAGATAACTTATTAATTGTATTTAAAGACTTTTTAAAATCATCTTCTGTCACTCCATAGTAATCATGATAGTAATCAAAATAATCATTTGTTAAACTTTTTAAATCTTTAACAATTTTCTTTTCATCATACTTATCATAATTATTATAACAAATAATATCTAAAAGTAAACCTGACAAAATATCACCTTTTTCAAAGAACTCAGAAATAAATATTCTAACAGTATCTATTTCACTAGATTCCATATTAAATAAAAGTCCGTCTGTAGCATCATTAAATTCTTCATGAACTCCATCGATACTTAAAGTATTAAAATTAGATTTTCTCCTATAAGCATTTAATCTAGATAGCATTATACTTCTTTGTCTTTTTAATGCAATATGAAATGCTTTATCAGGTGCAGCATAATCACCATACAAAGAACTTTCAGGATTTTCCCATACTCTTTTATTTAATACATATCTTATTGTATCAATTACACAATCATGGCATTCTTCAAATGTAACATGTCTATTGCATTGTACATAAACTCTACCAGCATATCCCCAAAATCTGCAGACAATTCCAGCGAAAAAATATTCTGCTAAATCATCATTTTCATGTTTAATGTATTCATAAAAAAGTTGATTTTGATCATACTCTTTCCAGTTGATAAAATCAGCTTTCTTACGATAACTATTATAAATCTGCTCTAACATTTAAAATACCAATATGTTCTTTCTATTAAACTTTGTAACAGGATCATCTCCTACATAATACTTAAGTACATGTTCTTTCATTTCTTCAGGAGATTTTTCAATACATTCACCTACGACTCTACTAAACAATTCCATGTTTTTGAGCTGTTCTTCATGATCAAGATATACTCTACCAAGCATCATTAGCTGTTCTAATGTTTCACTAATGATCATGCCTGTATGAAATTCATTTCTGAAAATATTATTCTGTCTAAAGAACATGTCACTATAACACCAAATAGATACACATTCTTTATCCTTTAACATATCAACAAATGAATCATCGACAATATAACCACCTAATCTTGGGTTAAGAAGACCATTAGGAGTTCCATGACCTAGCATAATAATCTTATCGTGTAATCTAATTTGTTCTCTAACAAATTCTTTACATTCTTCTGGATGAAACTTAAGAGCATCTACTTTAAATGCGTCTTTAAAATTAACTACATCATAACCTTTTCCATCATAGATAAGTTTCAGGAAATCTGTACTTCTATCATCAGGGTGTACAACTAAAACGTTTGACATTAACAAAAGTCCTCCTCATATTCTTCTTCAAGATAATCTTGAATCTGGGCTTCATATTCCTTATATTTATAGTAATCGATAAAATCTTGTTCATACTTATGCTGAAGTTCAACTGGAACTTGATTGTCAAGTTCTATGTTGTATTGAATTCCTCTGTATTCATAGCACTCAACATTACCATTTTTACTTATAAATCGTGCATTACTTCTATATGTTGTCATATCTTACCTCCTAATGAAATTATAATAAAAAATCCTATGAAGGTAAACTAAATTTACCAAATAGGATCTGTATGATACTCATACACTTTATCAAGAGTCCATTCATGATTAGGATAATCTTTATTGACTCTTTTCTCAGCATTATCAACAGAAACAGCTCTGTAAGTTACGTGTTCACCTTTTTCATTGATGAATCTATAACCACTGTAATGTTCGCCACGAACGCCAGAGTTCTTTAATCTTCCTTCACGAATAATGACAGAGATAGTTGATGGAGTATATACTCTTCTTCCATAGCTTCCTTCTTTAAACGATCCAGCAACAGTTTCACAATCTGCATAATGTGATTTATACTGTTTATAAGGCATATTCCAAACAAAGTCGCCATCTTTAAGAGATTCCATTTGCTCTTGAGCTTTTAACTCATCTCTTTCTTCTTTTGTCAATTGTCTTTCAACAATTTCAAGAAGTTTAACTCTTGTAAGAAGAGTCTGCTTTTCATCTTTATATTCACCTTCACCTTTGATAGAGGCTTTAATTTTAACAACAGAACCTTTTGTCGGAAATATTTCAGAAGATGGAGTTAAACCACCAATTTCTTTTCCTTCAACCATAAGAATATTAGTTGTTTTCCAAACATATACTTTTCCAGTGCCATCTTCAAACTTGTAGATGTAATTATCTACTGGTCTGTATCCATAATATGTTGCGAAATGATATTCATTAACAAACTTAACTACACCTTCAAACTTTTCCATATCTTACCTCTTTACATTATTATTGTATCAAAAATAAAAAGGTATGTAAACTAATTTACATACCTTATTCTGTTATTTCGAAGAACATATCTAATCCTATTTGAGATGATTCTTCATTTGATTTATGATTGATCTGATCATCAATATTTTCTTGTGCTAATTTATGTTGAATTGATGGAGCTGTGATACAATAATCTATTGAATTAGGATATTCAACTTCATATTTATGACCTTTGTAACTATATTCAACAAATGTTGAAAACTTTTCATAATACTTAACTCCAGTTGGAGTAGCATTATTCTTCACAGCTGTAGTCTTCATATTTGATCTCCGCAATCATTGTGATTGTGCATGGTTCTACATTTTTGTAGTAATCATCTGAGTAAGCAGCCATGATTTCTTTCTTTGCTTCTCTATAATTCTTTGCTTCCCAATATTCAGTTGCATGATACATACCGTTTTTGTAATAAATTTCATAAATAAATCTTTTCATGTTTCTTACCTCTTCCTTTTACATTATCATTATATCACAATACATGTTCATGTAAACTAAATTTACACAAGATTTGAGGCAATTTGAGGCCGTCTGGTGACTATTTATTAAATTATATATATATAAATACCTTAAAACTAATAAAATAATCTCCTGTGTCACTTGTTAAATCCCAAGAAGCTCTTTTAACTCTTCCAAGTCATTTACTTTACCATCTATCATATAATCTGAAATATTTTTCTTTCTATTTAAAAGATTTCATACTCTTTCATCTATTGTTCCATTACATATCAAATTATAAATAATTACTGGTCTTTCTGATCCTATTCTTCATATACGATCACAAGCTTGATCAAAGTCTGCCCATGTTCATGATGTATCTAAATGAATCATGTATGTTGCAGCTGTCAAAGTCTGACCAGTTCCAACTTTTTGAACAGTTCCTAAAAATACTTTATATTCAGGATCGTTTTGAAACTTATCTATATTATCTGAGACTTGCTTATCATCAAGATCTCCTGTTCCTATAAGAGGCTTATATTGCTTAAGCTTGTCTTGTAAAATATATAAAGGTTCTTTAAAATAAGAAAATACAACTACTTTCTCTCCGCCACTTATTATTTCTTCTATAAGATCAATTGCTCTTTCAATTTTTGTTGGAATTATTTCAGAAGAACTTAATACTGATGGAGCTGATGTTGCTTGTCTTAATCTAGTTATCATTCCTAAAAGATTAGTTGTATTTATTTTAACTTTATCAATATCATCAACAATTCCATTCATCATATCCTCATAGAACTTTTGTTGTGTTGAGTCCATATCTATAAACTCTGGAATAATTGTTTTAGGAGGTAAATTAAGAATTGACTTATCTCTTCTTAATGAACATGAATCAATTTCTTCTTTAAGAACATTTATATTTTTATATGCAACTATTTGGTTATGACCGAATTTTTGTTCATATACACAATAATAATTTTTAAAATTTGTTCATGTAGAGTTTTCTTTACCTATAAATTTCAATGGTACAAATGCATCTAAAGGTGAATTAAGTAAAAGAGTGCCTGTCATTCCAATATGTCTTTTACCAACTTTTGAAATTTTAAGTAAATTTTTACCTTGCTGCGATGTAGGCGATTTTGCCCTATGAACTTCATCAAAACAAATTAAATCAAACTTATTATGACTGTCCCTTATAGCATCTATTATTAAATTATCTCTAAGAGACTCTACATTTAATATTACAAAGTATTCATTTATTTTATTATATAGTTGTTCTGCTCTATCTTTTATTGATGTATAAGATACTTTGCCTTTACTATTTATCTTTTCACCTATTATAACACAAGATTCATTTGAATGTTTTAATATTTCTTTTTTCCAGTTATTTTTAAGAGAATTAATTCCACAGAGTATTAAACAGTGTTCATAATTTTCTTGTGCCTTTAATTCTTCTGCTAGATATATGACCTGAAGTGTTTTTCCTAATCCTGGAGGATCTTGTAAAAGTACATTAGGATTATTAAGCATTCATTTAATTCCTTCTAATTGATAATCAAAAGGCTCTGTTTTATACTTTAAAGTTAGATCATAATTATTTTTTGCTTCATCTTTAAAGCAGCTAAAAGAAATATCATCTAAATAAGTAAAGTTATCAATCAAAAAAGCCAGCTGATTCGCTGGCGCTTCCCAGAATTTTTGTGTTTTATGTCAAATAGCCCCATCTGATTGCTTAAGAATATTTATTACTTCTTGATTAAATTCAAAATCTATTCTTAAAGATGTTTCACCTGGGCATTTGAATGACTTTATCTCTGTTATATAAATCACTAGAATAACTCTGTTTCATCAAGTTTAATTTTCTTAGGTTTATTTATTGGTGTACTATAATCTTCATCAAAATTTTCACCATTATCAACTTCTACATTAAATATTAAATTTGCATGTATTTTAAGTTTTGATAAGCATGATTCACAAACAAATTCTTCATTATAATCTGGATCATCTCCTAAATAAAATTCAATTTCTCCTGAAGCATTCCTTGTAATATCTTGTTGTTTACCGAAAAAACTTTCTGGATAAAATACCTCTGAAGGTAAATAATTTGTACCACATACTGGGCACTTAATCACAGTTAAATCTTTCATAATAAAACCACTCCTATCTGTCTAAATATATTATACTATAAGAAAATATAAATTTTAAACTAAAAATAAAAAAAAAGAGGATTTCTCCTCTTAAATTTCATGTTTTCATGAGCCACCTTGTTTTGTTCAAATATCTGTAACAGTTTTTCATACACCATTAATTTTTACAAAACATTTATTAACTTTTTTCCATGAACCATTTATTTTCATGTACTTTCCAGTTTTAGCTCATATACCATAATATGTTTCAATAAGTCCTCAGCTATTAAGATCTTTATAATTTTTAATCTTAATGTCAATAGGTAGTTCTATTTCTATTTCATGTCCTTGAGTATCGACAACTTTTTCAGGTGGTACTGTATAAGTTCCACGATATCCATTGTTGACTAAGCTCGTATTATCTCATCCATCAGGTTTTGCATCTAATCAACCTAAAAATACGAAATCACCACTTCTTAATCGATTTGGTGCATATTTAAGAAATGCCCTATCACCTTGAGGATCTAAAGTTGCAGTATCAATATTATATGTATGTGTGTCAATTTGTTCAGATCCATCATCAGCTAAATAATAAATACATCTAACAGTATTTACATTATATTCTCATTGAGCATATAATGTAACATTATTATTTGTATATTCAGTATTAATAGCGTTATAGAATGTGTCTGGTATAAATTCATTTACTCCAATTGGAGTTATTGATTTTGTTTGATCTGATCAACCAATAAATTTATAACCTAATCTTAAAGGAGTAAAGTTTGGCGTTCTTGCACTATTTGCAGCATATGTCTTATCTGTAGTATAGTCAGATATTTTACCCATATCTTCAGGCATTTGACCGCCATTAAGATTGAATGCTATTCTATAATTTTGTGGCTCTCACTCTGGATGAAGTGTAAGATTTGATGATACTTCAGTTGAAGCATCTACAGCTCCATTATTTTGATCAAACCACATATTAGTTTTTATGTAACCTTTTTTATATACAGTTGGTAATGAACCTACAGTTTTATATACAATATTTCCATATTCAATATTGTATTGCTCTGTCATTGAAACATTTGAATTAACTAATAATGATGAACTAGGTTGTCTACCACTTCACGATACAAATGAATATTTTCTTGATTGGGTTGTTGATTTATCCCTTGTGTCTTGAGCAGGAATTCCTCCTAAAGTATTAAAATATACATATCGAGGAATATTAGTTGATGATAATGATCTGCTATATGCACTCCTAACATAAACAGTTGTTCCAGCATTTACTGTTGAAGAAGATATTAATCCTCCACCAAAGTCATTATTTTGATAATATGCAACTGTATATTGAATTGGTTTTCCACCATATAATCTAAAATCAAGATAAACATATAGAGTATAATACTCAGTTCCTTCAGTAGTTGTTACTTTAAAACTAAATATACATGTTGCAGTAGCATCTTTATAATTATTTGTATATGTATCACTTACACTGACAGTGCTACTTGAATATGTTATATTAGAATATGATGTTCAACTCAATGTCATTGAACCACTTGTTTTACTTGGTTTAAAATTAAATGAGGACCAGTTACCTGATGTATTTTGTGAAAAAGCTGTTTGAACAGTTGCTGATGTACCTGATGGCTGACCTTTTATTTTTAAATAAACTGTTTGAACAGTATATGTTTTTGATGTACTATTATAATTAACACTACAACTAGCCTCAGCTTGAATTGTACTGCCATGTCCTGTAGCAGTTTTAGCTGAAGCTGTAAATGAATTACTTATTCTTGTTAGTGACCCAGATAGATTTAAACTTATAGTAGCCATAGCTGCTCCTAATTAGTATATTTGAATCAAAAATCGCCATTCTTACCAACTTCTTGTTGAGGATTTCCTTCACTAGCATAGAATGCAACACCACTATCCATTAAATGGCCTTGAGTGATTAATGCTGCTTGTGTATATTTATAATTAACATTATTCTTTGATCCGCTTGTTTGAGGAACACCTGATGAAGATGATATTGCAGCCATAGTTCCAGATGTACTTACATAAACAGGTTGAGTAGCACTACCTACACCTCTAGGACTTGGAAAGAAGCTGTTTAATGTATTATTAAACTCCTCTGTCAATGCTACTTCATTATTATTTAATTTGCTTGAATTAATTCCATTTCCTGCTGTAAGTTTATCTTGCTTTCCATCTAACAAAGATGATACACTTCTTGTTCTATCACCTTTATAGTAAATAGAATTACTTGAAAATTTAACTTGATTAACTAATGACCCATTACTTGAAACTTGAAGTGTGTAATACTTATAATTAGTAGTATCACTTACATTAAAACCATTAGCATCAGTCGTATAAGCCAATCCTTTAAAATTGCCATTATCTACATTCTCATCTATAGTCGTAGAACTTGTATCAAAATCAACAAGAGCATTGGCACCTTGTTCAACTTTAATACCAACTCATAAATTAGGATAAGTATTTAAACTAAAACCTTCTATTTCAAAGTAATAACCATGAAGCACAACTTTTAATGGTTCACCTCTACCAAGATATTCTACAGTAGATAATACATATCTATCATAGTCAACAACTGAATTAATTATATTTACAAAATTCTCTTCACTTGTATATTTACCTTTTGTTTCTATTTTTCTATATGCAGATGGGAACATATCTACATTATTTGTTTTGAAAAAATTACTCATGTATTATCTCCTATAAATTACGATCTATTTCTCATTTGTAACTTACATATAAAGTCCATTCAATTTTTAAATTAGTATCTCCAGATACTGTTAATGGAGCAGGCAATTCAACTGTTGCATAAACTCTTCTACTCTCATCTTTACTTAATAATTGAAAACCATTTATAATAGATCCTGAAATTATTGAACTAGGAATCAGGAAGGTGATTTCTGTAGTACAGAAACCACCATCATTTCCTTCAGTATCTTGATGTGTATCTCAATATGATGCGTTAGCACCAACTTTTGAACTTACATAAGGTGAACCATTTCCAATTGGAATAGGATTGCCATCAGTACCTTTTGTAAATGGAACCACAATTCCAGGCCTTTTTGCAATTACATAATCTCCAGTCAATGCTTGAGCAATATACTCACATAGATATATAGTACCAGTATTATGAGTAACAATCTGACCTGTTTTCTTTCCACCTTTAATAAGTGTTATTTTAACATTTCCCTGAGTTACTGCATTATTTTTAATCTCAGTTTTTACTTCTTTATTTTTTTTATTACCCATAAATTATTCCTCCGGAACTCTAAATTCATCATCATAGATAAATGTTTCGATAAATTGATTTGGAACTATATTACCTTGTTCATCATTACCTGTGATACTTATCTTCTGAGATGTTGCTTTGTCAGTACCTACATACATTCTATCATTATTTGGATAATTTTCATATGCTATAACAACATCTCCACCTTCATTGACTCTTCTTTCATTGTAGTAGATATCTGTATAAACAATATCACGTAAGTTATATGATTTATATTTAACAATATTGTAAGTAAGTCCTGAAGGCAGCAAATATTTAACTAAGTCTTCAATTATACCTAATGTAAATAAATCTTCAGGAACTCTTATTGTTACATTATAATTTGACATAGTAACAACTTCATCCAATGATTCACCTACAATATTTTCAATTCTCATTAAAATATCTACACAATATTCAAGTGCTTTAACAGTACCCTTATTTCTCATTAAATATTTGAAACAAGTTGTTACTGCTTCCAGATCATCCAAATCTCATGAATGATCTGGTTCAAAGTTTAATGTTTTAGCACGTAACATTGTCAATCTGTTATCTATATTGGTATCCCAAATTGACATATTATCTATGTAAGTTTTTACATAGTTGAATAATGCTGTATAAAGTCTAGCAATTACTTGATAATCTCTTGACTGTGAACTATACTCTCATGGAGTTTGTTTTACTATATCAATCATTAGTAACTCCCATTCCTCATATCCTTAACAATTTCCATAACAGAATTTTGTAAATCTATTTGAGCAATAGTCATTTTATTTGCTATGTTATTCTTATCTCACATTGAATACGCATTTTCAAAATCTACTGTATCCATAGCAATTGAATTATCTAATGTATATGGATAATAAGGTTTAATAGATGGTTGATCAGAACCTTTAATGATAGCAGATATTCTTGCATTTAATTTATCTAATGAAGTATCATCACCATCAGCGAAAATATCTATATCAGGATTAACTCCATCTATAACAACTAAATCATCAACATACAATGTTTCATTTTCTGATGTAGCCTTACCAACCCATTGAATACATAAATATAACTCTACAGTTGATGGAATACCAGAAACGTATTCTGTTGATGGAGCAATATAATAAGAATTATTCCCACTTAAATCCATTTCAGTAATTGCAACTACTTCTCCACTTTCAGTAACGTAAGGAAGTGTAGTGTTATAATCATATATACCTGGACTATTATAATCACTTGTACCAGAAGTTGATTTCGCTTCAAATTTAACTTTAATTGGTACTTCAGATCCCGTCATATGAATAGGTATTAAATACCTCTTATTGTTTATATCTTCACAATAGAAAGGATATTTAATTCATGCTTCACTAGTATATGAACTCATATTATTTGTAATCTTGAGTCCTCTTGAATATGAATTCTCATCTTTTGTATATACAAAGAAATTAGTTAATTGAGGTAAATTTGCAATATTACCTATTTTAACACAGTTAGCTGAAGCCTGAATATAACAATTAGTTCTATTTTCAGCACTTACAGGAATATCAACACCATTAATGTTGAATATAACTCTTTGAGCACTTATTAAATTATCACCATCATCCTTTGTTACA